CTGCGTGAGGGTCAACGGCTCTGTTGCGATTCCAACTTCGCCCTTAAATTTTAAACTATAGGCAGAGTTGATGAGGCCTGTATTCTGCCCCATGGCATATCCGAGAATTGCACAGATCGCATATGCGACATAAGGATTTTGTCCGGCCTGAAGAGTCGAATACTGCCCGACGACTCTTCCATAACTCAAAGCCTTTAAATAAGCTCCTATACTCTCTGTCGGAGGAGATCCAATCAGGGAGCCCGAAAGGACCGCTGCCTCAGAAGTTGAATACGCATAGACTGAAGGAGGTTGGCAGGACTGAACCCAAAGAGCAATGGCTTCGTGATCGGCATCAACGGCAGTTAACGCCACCGCGACATACCATTGAATATTGATCTGTCGTAAAACTTGAAGGGCGTCGAGACAAGATTCTCCAAGCGCCGTAATGTCTACTTTGAGGCCTGACCCGGATCCGGTGGTCGTCGTCGAAAGATTTGACCCTGCAGTATATCCGGTTCCCTGTGATCCATTGATTTTTGTCAATCCGGTGACTGCCCCTGCCGGACTTGAAGTAATACCTGTGACTGTGAACTGCGCTCCCGATCCTCCAGTTTGGACAACTGTGATAATATCTCCCAGAGCATAATTGTTTCCAATAGCTCCAAGATGAGGTATCACAGATTGAATCGCTGTCGGATCCATCATTCCTATATATCCGGATGTCGGTGCGGGAACCGATCCAAAATATAGAGATGCAGCAATATACTCAGGATCACTTGTAAGAAATCCTTGTGCGATCATCTCAGTCGCAAAATTCTGATCGACCTGCATGATTCTCATCGACTGAGGTATTCTCCCAGAGTTGCCCAGAATTAGAAGCTGATTGAAAGTACTTCTGGGGGCGGCCTGAGGAGTTACATTGACAACAACATTTACTATCGAATTTAAAGAAAGGGTTGCTGGATTTACTGTCATAATATCCTCCTATGTCGCCGTAATATCGGCGCGGACTACTCCATCGTCTGTTTCGACGATAACTTCACCACTCGTAATATAAGGAGTGATTAAAGTGTCAATTATCTGTTCATTAAACCTTATGGACAAATCTACCCGCTCCCACCACTTCTTGCTCCATACCTCTGGGAATCGAACAGGAGCTGCAATATCTGTGACCAAATAAATACCTTGCAATGCGAGCAGATCATGTACTGATTGGTAAAACATTTGTGTCCTAATTTTCTGGGCATTTTTCCAGCTGTCAGGGCCATATATTACTAATGCCAATTTATCAACCCTGTTGAAAGTAATCGTCTGGACAAGAGCTGTTCCGTCTGGAGTATTGTCGATTGATTCATCCTTCTGCTTATTAATCGGTTCATCGTCTTCTGTCACCCTGATAAAAATAACATTGTCTTGATTTCCCCATGCCGGCGCTCCATCTGTAGGCCATGATATGCGAACCCCGGAAACAGGATCAAGTCCGGTGATTCCTGCGATCACAGATTGGAACAAATTTTCTAAATCTTTGAGTTCCATTTAATCACCAGCGACTCTTTCTCCAATAGACATATAATATCCGTAATCAGCCCATGGGAGAACAGAGATGATTTTATACAACTCTTCTCTCCACTGGATCTTATCCGAAATCCGAGAATCAGGAGGGCCTTGTGTAATATAAAGAGGATCGGTTGTGAGAAAGGTCATTGCCCCTGTAACTCTATCTCCTTCCGGGACCATCTCCAGCTCTTTTGCTGTTGACGGATATGCAATGCATCTGATTTCCAATGTCACAGAAAACTGAGTTTCCTCGACCCATCTTCCGGCAACATAACTGCCATTGCTTCTAAAAACAGTTAGTTCCTGATTATTGAGGCCCGGCGACATTACTACTCTTGCAAGATTAATCATTTTTTATCCGCCACTACATATGAAATTGAATCCTTACTTCCGATGGAAAAACTAATGCTATTTCTGAGTTGACCCGTATCAACTAATGGGTGCATACTCTCCATGACCGCTTCCCTCTCTTCATCGGGTTTGTTTCTCATTGCCTTCCGTCTCCTTAATCGAGCTAATTTTGTCGATCTTTTCAACGGAGCAAATCCTTCTCCCTCATTAAGAACTCTTTTTATAGAGCTTGCGGCAATTAATCCCGCACGATTCAAATGCAAGTCTGATTTTTCTTGATCGCCATCAAGCTGTGCCATTGCCACTTCTAACAACTCGGCATTTATATTTTCCTGAGCATTCTTAATCCCCGGATCAATGAAAGGTCTCGGAGGGATTCCCCTGACTGGAGATCCATTCTCATGGATATAAGCGAGAGCTGCATTCCCAATTTTCGAAGGCTCTTTTACTGTCCGTGGATCCTTCTCTTCTGGGACTCCAACAAGAACCTGCTTTTTTGAAAGATCCAAAAGATCCTGGATAACCTTATTTGCATTGTCCACGACCACCTGCATTCTTGCATTGAAGGAAAGCATTAAAGCTGAAGGCCTCCTATACCGACGATACGAGCCATCCTTAAAAATCGGACTCCATACATCGTCGCATTATAATTGCCGCCCGTATCCTCGATTGTCGCTTGAGTGTCGATGCCTAATGAGACCGATCCGGCACCCTGATTGCTGGCAAGACCATCGCCAGTCCCGGGAGCCTGCCCAGCATTTGCTGAATCCATATCCATCCTCTGAAGAGTGACATTATGGGCAATGAGCAATTCTGATCCCATTTCCAACAGATTGCCCCAGCGATTTGCGGGAAGTAAATTGTCCGCAAACTTTGCCCAGAAGTCAATCCACCCGTCAGGGAATTTTGTCGTACTGGCAAACTCCGGAAAATCTGTCCTGAACTGATCGGCGGTAATTATCATTCTCTCTTCCTTCTCACAGGAGCTTGCTCTTTACTTTCCACATTTTCTTTACCGGCTTCAGCTGCCTTCTTGGTTTTCTCTTCTTCTGTCTCTATTGATTCAGAGAGATCGCCAGTTTTATCTGTCTCATCTCCCTTACCTTCAGTTGCATCCCCTTCAACATTTTGAAGGCCAGATTCCTCAACAGAGGTGGCCGCGGGCGCAGATCCATCTTCGACCTTTTCGCCAACTTCCTTTTTGAGAGAAGTTTGGCCATTTTGAGAGGCAGGATCAACAACAATCTTTTCTTCTTTTTTATCAGTGATATCTTCATTGATCGGCTCCTCAAAATCTCTCTTGAAATCCGGTTTTGTAGGACCTTCCGTTCCCGCAACTGCAGGGGGAATGGGAGCCGATGCAAGTTCTTTCTTGGCAAGAAGATTCTCTGTCTTATCAACAATTACTTCCGTCCCGCCGCCTTCCTTGAAAAGAATCCTCCTCGATTCATAATTCATCAAGTTGCCTTGAGATCCCGGGACTGGGCCTGGATAAACTAATGGTTTGGGAGCTGCCGAAGGGTCTTCAATAACCAAATCTCCGGCAGCTATGAGTCCCGGTACTGCTATATGTTTCATCTGTTCTTCGGTAAAGGAATGATTCCCGGCAGGTGTCGGGGGCTTCCCTGATCCGAACTCAAAATCAAATGATCTTTTTAATGTAACTCGCGGGGACATAATTATTTCTCCTTTTAATTATGCTATTCAGCAGCGTACTGCTTACTTGTTAAATGCCGTCGCCAAAATACAAAGTTTCTGGATACACCACTTCGAGGACTCCAAGGCGGCCGAAATAAGTCGTCAAGTGATAGATCGACCGATATTCCAGAGGAGTTCTCTGCAGAGGCACCAACGGGAATCTAACCCTGATCTTGTCCTGTGTATAGCAGACCATACGATCAGTTGCAGTCAGGGGAGATCCTGCGGCGACGCCACGACCAGTTGCCCACTTGAGGGGCTGAATGTCGAGAGGCCTGCCGTTGACCGAGTTGGAAATGCAGTTCTCTGCAAGGAATTTCAGAATCGAAATATTACCGGCAGTAGACACAACCTGCGAAGTAATATAAGAGAACTGAGCCGGAGGCAGAAGCAGCTTGCTCGGGCATACTGCAAAGCCCGCTGCCTGCCAGCAGGAGTTCAACAGGGCATTGACATCGTAGAGAATCTCTGCAGGGGTCTTTTTTACCCATGTCGTAGACAGAGCAGCACCTGCCGCGACAAAACCACCACTTACTGCTGTGGAGTTAATCAAACCATATTTGACAAAATCGGTATCGCCGATGTACACCATCTCGTCAATATCCATCTGCCACTTCAACTGCATACCGGCAAACTTCTGTTCGTCGACAGGACGGCTGAGCTGCTGGGCGGAAAGCAATTCGGGGATCGAATAGGAAATCTCAGTTCCCCACAAATACAAGGGACTGACCGTTTTCCCGATATCGAGCCCGATGCCCGGGATCGCATTGGCATTCTTGCCAATGAAGTTCTTGCCCTTCGGTGAAATACCGCCCACTGCCGCGAAGGTACTGTTTGTGTAACTCGATGCTTCATCCGCTATCGAAACATCTTCTCTCAAATCAATATCACGCCCCCATGTCACGGCAACAAGGGGTTCATGAAGTTTCTGATCCAATCTCTCAAGCTCTCCGACAAGAAAGGCGCCGGTTGAGTCAATTGTCATCTTATCGTAAGTCATACTCGTATCCTCCTTCAATACTTATTTGATGGGTTAATTAATTAAACGTTAAAAGCGATCTCAGTATTTCCGTTTGAATCTGCCGGGCCGAGGAAGAAGCAGTTGGTGATTGCTTCATTGCCTGTAACCGATCCTGCTTCCAAATCTCCGGCAAGACCTGCTCCATTTACGGTCTTCCTGCAATAAACCTGATCGCCCTTTGCGATGTTTGCATAAGCGGTAAGTCCCTGATATACGGTACCGCCTGTATTGCCAAGCTGGACAGTCATATATCCACTCTTGAGAATGCTTGCGGCAAGTGTCAAATTAGGAGCAATACTGCCACCGGGAGCTTCAGCAGCCTGTGTCGTGCCCATCGGATCTTGCAGAGGGTAAGTCCTAACCAAAAATCCCTGCTGAACAGATGCAATAACATCTGCGGCAGCTATCGGCCGGACTTTACCAGAGACATACTTGATGAGAATCCCATAAAGTAAACACGGATAATTTGAATCATAGATCCCCGACTCGACAACCGCCCATTCCTTACGGGTGAGATCGCCGGCGATTCCTGAGGGCATTCTGTAAAGGAAAGTGTTGCTATAAGCCAATCCGATAACAACCGGAGAAGCAAGGACAGGGCTGATATCCCCTGTGACCAGATAAAGGATTGCGGTCATCAGAAGAATAAACGCAACCATGAAAAACATTTTGTACTTTTTGAAAAGTTCCATAATCTCATTCCTCCTTCAATAGAAGTTTAATTTTTTGTTGATCTAACTACGCGACTTTAGTCTTCGCCGCGTAAAAAGCCTTATTCTTCTCGTTGATTGCTCTGACCGTATTTGCCGCTGCAAAATCCTGGGTGGCCATTGACGATCTCTGAATCCCGCCATTTCTGCCCCTCGCTATCAACTCGGAAGCACCGATGAAAGCTGCATCCAATCCGTCATTTGTGAGTTTATCGACGAGGCCGCCCTTGACAAAGATTTCGATTGTCGGTTTGTCTTCATCTCTTGTGTAGGCGCCTTTGAGAGCGTTGAGCTTGATCTGCCGGATGATCTTCGCATGATCCTTTGTAGGAACTTGAATCCGCATGCCGGGATTGAGAACTTCAACGCGATGAACCAAATCGGGCCAGGCATCCTCTGCCTTTTTCTTCTCGGAAAAAGCCTTCTCTTCCTCTTTCTCCTTCTCCGCCTCTTCGGCATCTCTCATTTTCTTGTCCAGAGCTTCCTCCGCCTCATCGTCATTCTCAGCCAGCTCTTCCATGAGGCCGACAAGCTCCTTAACCTTCCCGACAAGCCCAGTGATCTTTCCTTCCTGATCTCTGAACTTCTTGTCTGACGCCTTGATCTTTGCGGCTTCCTCATCCTTCTTCTTCTGTTCCTCATCGGCATCCTTGGCTTCTTTGGCCCTCTCTGTCTCTTTTTCATCTTTCTTGCTTGAGCCTTCGACTTCATCTTTAATTTCTTTCAGCTCAATAGGAAGTTTAGAGACATCCAGTTTCCCGGATTCGACATCTTTGTACCATGATGCATGCTTGTCCTTGATATCCTGAAGTTTCTTCGGAAGCTCTTCGGCATCTTTTGCCTTTTTCTTCTTCTCTTCCTCAGTCTCCTCAAGATCAGCATCCTTGATACTATCGAGAAAACGCTTGATGCTCTTGAGCTTGTCCACTACAGATTTCTTCATATCTACCTCCTTACCCACATTTTTGTTTTGACAATTACAAGTTCCGCAGTTGGTACATTCCTTATCTGCGATTGCACACCTTGCCCCTGCTCTCCCTTTCATAACGAGAGCCACATGATTTCCCACTATGTCCTTCTGCCGACCATAACCCTCACTGATCTGTTCATAGTTGGCATCATATCCACAACTAATTTCCCTCAACCCTGCCTCAATAAGCTCTATTGCCTTTGCTGTCGTGATCGTAAGATCAGCCAAAAGCAAATCGGCCTGGACTCCATCTCCCCGACGGACATTGCTCGCATGCCCTACTGCAAGATCAGACCAATTGTCAGGAGTAACCGCCTGATCGGGATGATCGATTGTAACCGGCTTCCCTTCAAACGATTTGATTGTATCTTCTGCAAAAACATCGGGCTCGTCTCTTTGTATACGAACAAGACCATCTGCCCCTGCTTGAACAGGGACTTCAGATTCCTTATAAAGGAACTCTCCGATCCTCGTGATCGGGACATCCTTGCAAATTAGAAACCCCTCTGGAGTCCTACCAATATTCTCAGAGAGCTGCTCTTCAATATAAAACCGAAATTTATCGGGCATCGTTAATCCTTGATATCTTCTAAGCTATATGATATAAAGGGGCATGGATAAAATCAAAACATGCCCTATTTGTTCGAAAAATTTTCTGGCCAACAAACATCCAGAAAGAACTTGCTGCTCCAAAAAATGTGCTGGATTCAAGAAAAGAAAAGTGTTTGAAAAGAAATGCCCTACTTGTGGAAAAGTATTTAGAAAAAGCTCTCAACATTGCTCTGCAAAATGTGCAAAATCTACTTTTGGTTGGGCCAAAGGAATTATCAAAACCGCATTCTTTATTAAATGTCCTGTTTGCGACAAAGAATTTAAAACTGTTCCTTCTGCAAATCCTCGAAAAACTTGTTCTCATAAATGCAAATCGATCTGGACAAAAAAGAAACAAGTAGAAAGTGCCTGCCTGCAATGTGGCAAAACATTCCTTCATTCTCCCTACAAAAAGAGAAAGCATTGCTCTCGCGAATGTGGAGCTAATTATCGTTACAGAAATCATCAATACAAAACGAGACCTTCTGAAACCATTAATAGAAAAGAGTTTAAAAAATGCGAAAAATGTGGATATAATAAAATTCCTGACATCCTTGAAAGACATCACAAAGATATGAATCATGAAAATAATATTAGGACAAATCTTCAGATTCTTTGTCCTAATTGTCATGATGAAATCCATTGGAAAACAAAAACTGGAAAATTCAGATGGAAATCTTTTCATAAGTCTCCTTAACTAACTCTGATTGCTCTTCCCCGCTTTTTTCATTGCTGCGGCTATTGCCTGTTTCTGAGGATGACCAGCTTTAACCATTTCAGCTATATTATGAGAAATTGCTTCTTCACTTGATCCTCCTGTCAGGGGATCCTCTGTGAAAACATCTTCTTCATCATCTTTGGCATCATTGGCCAATGTAATATCCATCGGAAAAACTATGGCTTTAACCCCATTGGGAAATTCTACTCTATAATTGTTCCCGTCTTCTCCCATGGAAATAATCTTTGCCAATTCATTTTTGTGATGTCCTGCATTCACTCTCACTTGAGAACCTATCCCAATTACTCCTGCATCCTTGACATGCTTCAATGCTTCTTCGTAAGAAGAATACTCTCCGACATACTTGCCTTCCTTAACGACTGTATATTTCCCATCTTCATGTTTGCTTATTTTCGTCTTGCCCTCACTATATAGAACATCATCTTTGACATGCTTGATATGCCCGGCGACACTATCTGTCGCTCCGCAGATACTGCATTGATAACCCTTCCCTCCAAAGCCGATATCTTTTGTCTGGCAGCGGGGAGCATCTCTGGAATCTCTTCTCACTTCTCTCATCCTTTTGGCTTTTCGTTCAGCTTCTTCTTTGTTCTCTAAGCGAATTAAGGGATTGGGACGACCTTCCTCAAAAACACCGTACAGACTGGTTCCCTCTATTTTCTTGACATAAAACTTGCCCTCTGTAGCCGTCGAATCATAAATCGAATTCTTGCGAGCCCTCTCCAGATTGATGATCTTCTGGGTAACCTTATCTCCGAGTGCTGCCTTGTTATAAAGATTGCGGATATGATCGTCGATGTGATTGTTGATCTCCCCATGCTTCAATGTTGAAAGAAGCGTTTGGCATTCCGGGCAGGAAATGGATTTGTCGGCGGTGTCTTTTTCATAATAATGGCGTTTAAGATATGCGACGACATTTTCTTCAGTGAAGGGTGAAACATTTTCATATATCTTTTTAGCTTCAGAAGTGGTAATATTTCTTTTCCACTCATATTGAGCATGATGTTTAATAATACCTTCAACTATCGAAAATGAGATGCCAGCATCTCTCGTCGAGACCACTCTTCCATTGACTATGTTTACTTCCGATGATAACATTGTCTTTCCTCCAAAATAAAAACCCGCAGCCGATCATTACCTGCTGGTGACAGGTGTTATAGATCGAGTTCTGCGGGTTTCATAGATCCTTGTGAGATCAAAAGGGTATGAACTATCCGGTTTTAAAAGATAATCATCTCATCTGGAGCATCCTTTCTGTTGAATGAATTTGTCTAATCAATCAAAAGTGTCAAATCAAAAAATACTTCTCCTATCTATATAAACGAATTTCCCTCGTCTGTAAATTTATTATTTTAGGATATCCCTATGATCTGCGATCTTCGTCACCCCTCCGTCGTTGTAGTGTATAAGAAGAGTCCCAGCCCTTTTATCTTGTAAGAGCCCTTCCGACTTCAAAAAATTAAAGACTCTTTTCTTCTTTTCCTTGATCTTGTCTTCGTCAGCCATTAGTGAATAGCCTCTCTGGAATCTTCAAATCCTTCGGCAAAAAGATCGTATTCATTTATGGGCATGCATCGTATGATCTCAAATACTTGCCCGCAGCATTGACACTTCATTTTGGAGAATTGTTCGTCAGCTATTGTATGAACATTTTCATAAGACCATACAATGCCAAAGGTCTCTTCAAAATAATAAGGGTTCGCCAACATATATTTGATCCAGCTCTCACGATTGTCTCTCTTGAATCCATCTCCAAGACCCTTTAGTTTTTCCCTCTGTACACTGATATATGGTTTACGGATTCTTACCTTCTTTGTCCGTCCGGCTGATTCATATCTATGAGCACACCATCCTTGATGAGTGACTGGTCTACCACATGGACATATTATATCTTTGCCCGTCGCTTCTTTCAAATTGCGATAGATCAACTTAACGGTATCTCTATTGACATTGCAAAGCCTGGCAGTCCTCTTCAATCCATTTCCTTTATGAAATGAATCGATAACTTCTTGCTTTCTCTCTGGGGATAATCTGCTCATGTCTTTACCTTATTCACGGCCATCTTCATCGCCACCACGTCTACCACCGACTGTGGCGGATTAGCCTGTGTCGCTATCCAGGATGCAATGTCGCCGAGCAGGTCTGGGGGCGGCGGCGGTGCGGGTTGCGGGATAGCCGCCTGAATCGCTGCCGCT